TCTGGTTTTTTTAGTACCTTGGAGGACGAACCCATCTTGGCAGCCTGCTTTTGCAGTACAGACTGTTTAGTCTGTTGCTGATTTAACAGATCCAATCCTTCCTGTTGTGCCTTAATCGCCTTCACCCTGTCATAAGCGGCTCGGATTGCTAGAATTTTTCCTTGCGGACTTACTTGTCCTACCGAAGCCAAGTTCGGATCTTTCTCAAACTCCGCTGCGATTTCATTGCTTAAACTTTCAAAGTCAGGGAGTTGCCTAGCAACCTCTTCTTTTGCCGCCGACCACTCCTGAACAGACCTTTCAAACTCCATCCGTTGCCTGAATGGCATGAGTTTTTGTTCTACTTGTCTGTCCAAAAGTTGGGCATATTGAGGAACCAACTGTTTCAACTGCTCTTGAAGTAGTGGTGTGACCATCTTATTTAGGGTCTCTTGCGGGTTTTCATACCATTGATCTAATAGCGCAGAAGGGTCTAGCTTTTCCTCTTGCTGCTGTTGAGGTTGACCAGATTGTCCTTTCTGTTGAGCTTGTTGCATGGCTTGCAAATACCCTACCATTTGTTGCAATTGCAGTTGTTGTTGGTGGTACGCTTGGCGAAGTTTTTCGAGTTCCTCATTGGTTTTTGGTTCTTCTTTCCGCCTTTGATCCTTGGGCTTACCTCGTTCTTTCTCGGCTTCGATGTACGCCTTTTCAAGATCCTCGGCTGAAGTGAAGGTGTCTAAGTCCCTTCCCAAATAGTTCATTAGGTTAATATAACCCTGTTCCAATTCGTCCTCGTTCTTAAACTTGCCAGCATACAGCTTCTGTTTCGGTGCGGATTGTCCCTTTTCAGGGGTCCCTTGTTCGTCCGTATCGCCTTCTTGTCCTTCTTCGGCTTCGTCAACCTCGTTAAAGATTGTCTCTTCCGCTTCAGGGGAAGGTTGGGATTCGGCAATAGGTTCACCGAAAATGTCAGTTTTCATTATTGTGTTCCTCCTTCAATTTTCTTTTGGCGATTAGCCACATATAATAAAAGCCCGTTTAAGGCTCTTATTTCGTGAATAATTCCATTTGCTTTCATAGGTTCAAACTCTGAATTAATAAGCTCATTCGTGAGACTCTTAATTCGGTTTTCAACTTCCCCCCTTAATATTGACCAACCTGCAGTTCTAGTCATTTCTTCGATATACCTGGCCTCTTCTATTGAGTGGGGTGTTACTTTCAACGTCTCACCTCCTTTCCTTTGGCTAAGCGTCTTCTGTGATTAGCTTTTGCCTTTTTAATCTTCTCTCGCTTTAATTCTTTCTTTTCCTTGCGTTCAATCTTATCCTCAATGTAGTCCCACTTATCCATAATTACCCCCCGGACATTATGGTTTGCAGTAAAGCGGGGTCTATCTGTCCTCCCCCTTGGGGTTCTTGCGTCATTTGCTCTTGCAACGCTTGTTGCTGCATCATCTGTTGTTGAGCCATCTGCTGTTGCATCATTTCCTGCATAATTTCTTCTTCACTCTTTACAATTCTGTCAGCGTTTCGCAAGTCGAATGAATCAACGAGTTCCCTCGTCAGGTATGCAATGTTAAAGTATGGGCTTTGAGAACGTAAAGCTATATCATACAGGGTCATAAGTTGTTGCCTTCTCATTTCTTTGTTAGCCGCTGGGTCAATCGCAGGTCCGGCAGGACGATAATCGAACTCGCCAACAATTTCAACGGGATCAATCATACGCCATTCTTCCATTCCAGCAGGTCCGGTTATCCGAACAGCTTTTTCTTCATCCACGAATTGTTGGTTGTTTAGATCCATCAGCCTTGCAATTCGCTTGAAAAATGTGGACTCAAACAGCATAATCTTTACGTCAAAACGTATGCCGGCATTAGAAGTCTTGGTGACGATTTCTGTCGCAGTTTCTCGCCTGGAACTGTCAGCACCACGAACAACAGCGGGAACGCCGAGCGTGTTCTCCATGTCCGTCTTTGACATTTGCTCTTCGGCGTAGGAACTTCCGGTAACGTCAGTCATTCTGAATTCTTCAATATCACCCATGTCGTCAACGTGAATGATCCCATGCGGACGAGATACAAGTTCTGATTCGTCAATGTCTGCACCACGCTTGACCTTCCACATCTTGTTCATGACCAGGGATATGTTGTCGATACGTTGGTTTCTGTGAGTGTTAATTTCCTCTTGAATGTCAGCTACCAATTCGACAGCACTCATACCGTAAAACTCATTCGGTAAAGGTTCATAACTAGATACAGCAAAAGGTTTTTCAGAATGTCTCCAATAATGGTTCGGGCCATCATAAATGACTTCGCTTCGGTTGATTAGAAGGGCGTAACGCTCGTCCTCCCAATAGTTGAGGACTTCATATTGTCGCAAGTTGTCATGTTCGTTCCCCTCATCATCAGTGGCGGGGCTGATACCAACCTCACTTTGCCTTTCCCATTTCCCTTCTTCTAACCCACTGGAAGGCCCGATCTTTTCCCAATCAACATTGAACACATTACCACCGTGTGCTTCTTGCAATACAGCTATCTTTTCTTCGATTTCGGCTCTTGTCAACCACTCTCTGTGAAAAACATACCTCGCATCCTCAATGCTTTGCGCTTTCGGGTCAACCCAAAAATCATAGAAGTCAATGTTGATCAATTCGTTACCGTCATACGTCACTTCGGGTTGTTCTATGATTTCTGTAACAGTCTGCATGACAGGTTGACCAGCTTCGTCAACGTGTATTCTTCCAAAGGGATCAAGAAGTGGCATTGTGTACCTGTTCTTCCTCTTGACCATTTTTACTTCGTACTTCCAACCAACTCCCATAATGGCAGCAGGATAAATCAAAT